GTTCCTGTCACTATATGGTCGATTTCAACATCTGGTAGATGAGCCCATTCTGCAAACTTCACAAATGTCTTATCAAGTTTTACAACGTATCCAACGATCGTTCCGGATAATCCTTTCGGAAAATAGGCAGGATTGCATACTATAACTTTATCTCCGATTGTGTCCATATTGTTGTGATAACTAAACTAAAAAAGAACTTAAATCCGTTTTAAATCTTTTCTAATTTGTTTGATTCTAGCTTTACCAGTTTTCCAGAAAGATCTTGTTTACCGATTTCACGGTAATCAATATGACATGCGTGTGTTTCTGGCATTCTGTGTTTCAAACAGTAAGGTAAATTGCATCGACATACGATAGGAAACATTGTTCGTTTATTGCAGTAAGAGCACTTCTCCATGTTGGTAGTATGTATCTACTTCATATCTTTTTGAATACGTTTTACTTTGATAACAAATGTAATATAATATAAAGCATAATATTATACATGACTAACATTTTGGTTGCATGTCATTGTAAAACACCGATACCGCGTGCAACTTCTTCAAAAAAAATGTATATTTCAAGTCCATCACTTGTTTTAAAAAGTCAATCTGATAAAATTGAACCTTCTATTACAGTTGTTTCATATATTGAAACAGATAAAACATACTGTTCAGAAAGTGAAAATCAGTATCATACTTGGGAAGTTGTTCCAAACAAATCAATTGACTATGTATGGTTTCATCATTGTCCATTATGGCAAGAGTGTGACTCTTGTATAAATACAGCAGTTACATTAGTTGAAAATGCACTAAGAGTATTAAAAGTGAATGGACATATTATAGTTGCAGGGTATGATTCAGATGAAAAAGATACAATTGAATCCGACACTTTACACATAAAAAATAAGATACTTTCTGACAAAAATGTTAAAGTTAATATTGTTTCACAAAAAGATTTACCATTTATTATGATCAGTGAACGACTGTCAGATAATCACGAACCAGATTCGCCGTATATAGTTCTAACTAAATTACCATCTGGTGGAGGTAAAAAAAGAAAATATACTCTAAAAAAATCTAAAAAGTCTAGAAAACTACAAAGAAGATTATAAAATATTAGTTACGTTTTACGGTATTTCAATTTTGAAATCAAATGCTCTTCCATACATTTGATAAATTTTAGTGAACGTCATATCAAGAGCTGCAAACTCTTCATCTTCGTCTAATCGTGAAATATACGAAATACTGAATGCACAATCTTCGATAGATATATATTGATAAGATTCAAGTACCTTCACAAACATTTCATTCAATGTTGGAGCACCTTCAATTCGAAACATATGCTCTTGCCCATATATGTTAAGAAACAACTGTTGTAGATCATTATCGTTTGCGAATATATACCACAAACGATGATGATTATTTTGCAGTGCAATAACTGCCCCCAGAGATATCAGATTTGAACCTATCTCACCTTCTATTTGTTCTTTGGTCTTATATGTGAGCGTGAGTCTTGCCATTCTTTACAATATTCAAAAAAAAATCAGTCAATTCAATCCATTTTAATAACTTTCAATACGCTGCTGTTCCCATTCATTCAATGTTATTATTAAACATCGAATTAGGTATATGATCGCATCTGAATTTACATCGGGATAATCTATCTGAATAAACTGCCTACATCGTACGATTCTATCATCCGAGTCCAGTTCTTCGAACGAATGTTTGAGTATATCAAGAGCGATTTTGTTGTCTGTATACACGTTGATAGCATGATGGATAAACCCATCTGTCGTATATGCCTCAAATAGATAGTCTATCTTTTCGCATAACATTTCCATCATCGTGTAAAACTTGTCTTCGAGATTGAATTCCATGTTTCACGATAATGATTTAATTAGTAGTAATATAATCCGTTTTTATCATAATGGAACAAGCCGTTGAAGTACGTGCAGCTGAACTTCCGCCTGCAACTCTTGAAACATTGCAGAAACTGAGGACAGAAAACTGTGAAAGTACATCAAAGGACTTTAAACTTCAAAGTTTTCAACTATTTTTGAGAAGGATACTGTCTCCAGACTCACCTACTCGCAATATGCTCATGTTTCATGGCACAGGTGTCGGGAAAACGTGTACTGCAATTCAAGTAGCGGAAGAATACATCTTACGCCCTGAATTTCAAGATAAAAAAGTACTAGTCATTGCTTCGGCAGCTGTTCAAGAGAACTTTAGAACACAAGTCTTTGATGTTACACGTGTAAAAGTAGATCCATCCGGTATTTTGATGTCTCAACAATGCACTGGTCGTCGGTATTTAGATATGCTTGAACGTGCACAATCAGAAGGTCTTCGCTGGGAAAATCCTGAAAGCCGTGAAAAGCTAAAAAACATTGTGCAGAACATGGTTGACGATTTTTATGAATTTCGTCCATATTTGGGATGGGCAAATGAGATCGAACGTAAACGTATTACGTTATCACCAAAAGACTTTGCCAACTGGATTCATCAGAATTATGATGACCGTTTGTTGATTGTCGATGAAGCTCATAATCTTCGGGAAGATGAAGAATCGAATAAATCTGTATCCGATGCATTGACCTCAATAGTTCAAAACGCAAAAGGTATGACACTCGTTTTATTGTCCGCTACACCTATGTTTGATCGATTTGAAGAGATTACCTTTTTCTTCAATCTCTTTTTGTGGAATGATCATCGACAGGCAAAGAATGAATCTATCAAGGCATCAACCTTTTTCAATAAAGATGGCTCATTCAAAACACCCGAAAAAGAAGGACAATTTCGAGGATGGTGTCATGAATACATTTCATTCATACGTGGTGAAAGTCCGTTCACATTTCCGTTTCGTTTACCACCACCTGCTGAACTTATTGCAAAATTCGATAGAGAAACCGATATCAAAGGAAAGAAGATTGCAAATCCTAGAAAGTATCTGCCACTCACTGTATCCTATTTGCAATCTCCACAAAAGGAAGCGGTTGCAGCCATCAAAGGTGTGCTAGGAGAATCAACTGGACCTACAATCGTTGTTTCGCCTGATGGAAGAGCAATCACAAAGTGTTTTGAACAAGGATCTGCTGCAAAATTCAAATATGCTGCAGATATTCCTCCCTTTCTGAGCCCATCAAATATTGCACGCCATTCTGCAAAGTTTCATACAGTATTGAACTGTATTACCGAGACATCTGGAATCGTATTTGTGTATTCAAACTACATTCGTGGAGGCATTCTTCAGTTTGCTATGGCACTTGAGGAAGCAGGATTTGAGCCTGCTCTTGGACCGCGTATGCTTGAAAACCCTTCGGGTGAATACAAGGGAAAACCTCGTGGAAAATATGCATATTTGACGTCAGATATGCGTGAAAAGCAACTAGAACAACTCATTCGAAGACTACGCAGACCTGAAAACGCAAACGGACAAGATATTCGTGTCATTTTAGGTTCTCCTCTTGTGTCTGAAGGTATTGACTTCAAATTTGTTCGTCAAGTACACATTCTTGATCCTTGGTACAACATGAGTCGTATGGAGCAGATTATTGGAAGAGGATTACGAACATGTTCGCATTCTAAGTTGCCATTTGAAGATCAGAATTGTACGGTTTATCTGCACACAACACGCTATTCTGATTCTGCTCAAGAAACGTATGACGAATACATGTATCGTGTGTACATTGAAGAAAAAGCTCAAATGATTGCGAGAGTCAAACGTGTTATTTCTGAATCGTCTATCGATTGTTCTACACAAATCACGATGAATTCACTTCCAGATGAATGGAGACGTCTTCCTGTCACTCAAAAACGCTCACAAGATCAAACAGTTGTAACGTTACCATTATCTGCAATGAGTGCTCCTACATTTGAAGATGGATCTCCGGCACTTGTATGTTCAAATTTCGCAGAAACGCCTACAGAAGGTTATGTTCGTCCGTTGGGTACATACTTTGATGTGCGAGATGAAGTGTTTAATTCATTAATTGAAATGTTTGAGAAGAAACCTATTTGGTCACTAGACGATCTACTTTCATCCAATAAACTTAAATATGCACCAAATGTTGTTCAGTATCTTCTTCAGGATGCAATACATACACATCTAAAACTAAAAGACAGCAAGGGGCGTATTGGTCTTCTTGAAAATCGAGAAGGCGTATATGCATTCACACCTTCTGCAGAACCTTCGAATCCAACAATGATAGAACGTGCTGTTGCTTCAAAACCTACAAAACGTGTCAAGATTGAAGCCGATGTTGAAGAGGAGGAAGAAGAAGAAGATGAAGAAGAAGATTACGATGACATGCCTCCACTTGAACCAGGAGAAGAAGATGTTGTTACACTGGATATGATACGTGCACGTTATACGTTTCCATTTGATGTAACTGAATTCTCCGATGATGTAAAGTTATGGTTCATCATTGATCAAAAAATACCACATACTGAAAAGGTTGCACTACTGAAAACAGTAGATCGAGAATCAGCGGAAAAACCGGTATGGGCGAGGGGAATTGTTGTAAGTGGACCCAATTTACTCGCAATTTCACCCTCTGAGTTATATGATTCTGCAAATAATCTAACCGATCCAATTGGTACAGACAAAGATGCTGTAAAATTATGGACTTCCAATCACATTGAATCGATTGTACTTGAGATCAAAGAGAAAAACAAGATACTGTGCACAGTAGAAGATCAAAAATTAAAGTTTGCCGCATTTGAGGTTGTAGATGGTCATGTATCTCGCATTAAACGTACAAAGACAATCGCACCCAAAGAATGTTCATTCTTCGTGCAAACAGCTCTTTCTGCTCTGGTGCAAGATTGTGTAGGTCATGAATTCCCCAAAGAGGTCAAAACAAAAGAAGTTCAGTGTATCTATTTGTCACTTGCAGTACGACAAGCGTTCTTGACTGGAAATCAATACATTACGTGGGTATCCCCCGAAATATGGTCATTCCTTTCAAAAGAAAGTGCGGCAATTCGAGGAAAATTGGCGTGAAAACAGATCGTATTAGAGAAATAACGTGGGAGACTATACACAATGAACACAGATCCTCTCTTTGAACGACGTGAATTGACACGGGTACTCAATGTTCCCTCCAAGTATGTTCAACGTAATATTCGTGGTTCATTATTGGCACAACTTGCAACGCATATTGAAGGAAAATGTGGAATTGAAGGATACATTCAACCAAAATCGTCTGTGATTCTTGAGCATTCTCTTGGAAAAGTGGATATGCTACACACAGGTATTCAGTATCGAGTACGTTTCCATGCAGATATTTGCTATCCACACGTTGGTCAAATATTTAAAGCCCCTGTATCATTTCGCTCAAAGATCGGTGTTCATGCAGAACTATCTCCTATCAAAATACTTCTTCCTCGTGATTTGCATATTGGAAATGCAGATTTCGAATCGATTGAGGATACAGATGAAATCATCTTTCAAGTGTTGGGAGCGGAGTTCAAACAGAATGATGAGTCGATCTTTGTCCTCGCAAAACTTATTCAAAAGGTTGGAAGCGCGCCTACTGTTGAGAAAGAAGAACAAGTTGAAGTTCGTGAGATCGCACCCATTGAGAAGCCAACCTCCTCTGAAGGCGAAGTCAAACAGGTAGCTATCAAAGAGACACCCTCTGCCATGGCACCTGCTGACAGTAAAGCACCAGTGCGTCGTAAGAAACGTTTAAACCCTGGTACTGCATTACAAGTAAATGTCGGAGAGGCAACGGAAGGAGAAGCTTAAAGATGACATTGAAAAATTGTCAGAGTGTGAGCATGAACAGATCTATAAAATCATTCGAGAATATACCACCCAATATACATGCTCGGAATCAGGTGTTCTCGTGTCTGCTGAGAACCTAACAGAGGAATGCATGTCAAAAATTGAAGAATATATTAGTTTTTGTTTTGCTCAGCAAAAACGTTTGGATGCAGACGAAGCCAAACGTGTAGCACTGTACAAAGCGATGCATACAGATGAATGAAAACGGATAGATATTTTTTTATGTTTTTGATATTGCTATTCAACAATGGAGCGGGGAATTTTAGAACCCGAGGCTATCGAAGCCATGATCGATGTTTCAAATCGAGATACATCCGCAGAATTCGAAGTAAAACTATTATCAGGAAAGATTCAGACACGAGATGTTGCCGACCGCTTACTTCGCGCAATTGAAGAACTCGCTGTCGGACAACACACCGAAGAACACAGACTCACGTATTCGTATCCCGACAACATGCGTGTTAGTATACGAGGACCCGAAAATATACACAAGATATGTGTATCGCAATCGTTTAAGGGTATACCAGCAGACGTAGAACGAAAAACTAGATACTTCGAGTCTACCAGTGGTCGCGATTTGGTAGATGCCCCCGAAGTGTTATCTAGATTTACACTTCGAAGCGAAAAGCATATCAAGAAAGACTTTTCAGGCGATGTCAATGAGCCCAAAGCACATATTCGTGTCATTCATCGCAAATCATACATGGTCGAGGGAGGAGAATTCCGTATTGATTTCTCAGCCGTCAAATCTCGACTCTTTAAGAAGCAGTATCTTCGAGCACTTCTTAAAAACATACCTGCCTATGAGCTTGAAATCGAATACATTCCGCGTAATCCTCCTCGCAAACCTACTGAGGTCAGGGAATCGCTCTACAATGTGATTCGACCTATTCTTGCTGCTTATCTAGGATCACCTGCTATTCTTCTTCAGTCGGAGATCCAGAAATATATGCAAGAGTTCAAGTTTACAGGAACACGATTCTACAATATCGTCTCTCTTAATCGTGCGCATGTCTCACGGTCTAGACCGTTCAATATTCTGAAGGGATATACTGTCACAAACAAGGCAGATGGTGACCGCGCAGGATTGTATGTTGCCCGTGACCGAAAACTACTGTTGATCTCTCGAAAGGGAGAACACGTTATGTGGACTGGACTTACAGCAACAAGTGATAAGTTTGTGGAAGATTTCTATGATGGTGAGTACCTAGAGAACAAACGTCTGTTCTGTATCTTTGATACCTTCCGTCATCGTGGAAAGGATACACGTCAACTTCCTCTCTTCACAACCGACGAAGATATTCGTACAAATCCTACATCTTCTCGACTTGGATGTGCACGCGATTTTGTGAAAGCAATCAATACTGATTTTAATACATCTGTTGCTGGATTCCGTATTGAAAGCAAACTCTTTCTTGCAGGTGATGGTCCTGCGATGGAAGAAGCGATTCAAACAATACTGGACACAGAGTTTGAATACCCTACAGATGGTCTTGTGTTTACTCCGAGATCGTCTCCAGTTGCTCCTCCTTCTGAACTGAAAGGAGCTACATGGCTTCGTGTTTACAAATGGAAACCTCCTCATCAGAACTCTATCGATTTCTTGTTGAAATTCGCATCAAACGAACCAGAGTATGATCCTATTGCTGAACGTATGGCACGCAAAGGAACTCTGTATGTTTCGCGATCTGCAGGAGAAGATATTGTGTACCCATGTGAGACGATGACTGGAGAATATACGCCACCTCCAGTTGCAGCCGATCTAAAACGCATTGCAGACACGGCTTCTCGAATTCCATCCGTGTTTCAGCCAAGTGCTCCACGTGATGCAGAGGCTCATCAGATTTGGGTTCCAGTCAATCGTAAAAAGGTACCCTACGATCAAGAAGAGAACAGAGTCGAAGATAACACAATCGTTGAGTGTTCCTACGATACAGACACTGGACGATGGAATATCATGCGAACACGTCATGATAAGACATTTGAGTACCGTGTTCTTCGTAGACCTCAATACGGACAAGATATTTGGGCAGCAGACAACATTTGGACACTTATTCATGTTCCGATCACAGCGGATATGATACGTTCTGTTGTTTCCAATCCTCCCGACGACACGTTCGATGATGATGCCTACTACAAAGAAGAATCTGGTCGTGATAGCGTAACAGTTGATTTGCGAGGATTCCATAATCGAGTCAAAGAGTCACAATACATGAAATATGTCATGCCTGGCAACAGTATATTTGAAATGGCTGTTGGTCGTGCAGGTGACCTTCAAAAGTGGATCAAATCAAAAGCATCAAAAGTATTTGGAATTGATACTGCATCTGCAACGATGTTCAATCTTCCCAAAGGAGGTGCATGTGTTCGCTATCTCAAAGAGAAGTCAAAGGGTACAACCAATCTACCAAAAGTCCTCTTTGCGGAAGGTGACATGACCAAACTGTTTGAAGAACAAGGTTCGCATTATATGAACATTATGCTCGGAAAGGATGAGGCTACAACACCTTATCTTAAAGAGTTTGCGAACGTTCAACATTGGGATGTGATGGCATGTCAGTTTGCAATTCACTATGCATGTAAAGATGAAGAGACATTCAAGATCTTTGTTCAGAACGTCTCAAATCATTGCAAGTCTGTATTCTTTGGGACATGTATGGATGGAATGTCAGTGTATTCACTTCTTGCGGGCAAAAATCGTTATATCCTGCGATCATCTGGCAGAACATTTGCACAAATCGATAAAAAGTATGATGACGAAGGTGAATGGAAAGAAGAATTTGGTCAAGAGATCGAAGTAACGCTTGAAAGTACCGACAAGCCTGTAACTGAGTATCTTGTTCCTTTCCAGAAGATTGTTGAGATGTTTGGTGAAGCTGGATTTGAACTACTTGAGACCAAAATGTTCAAAGATTTGTATGTTGCACAATCTGGCATATCATTAGATGGCTCAAAACAGGAGTTTACATCACTTCATCGTACGTTTGCATTCAAGCGTGTAGGAGAGATAGGCAAGAAGAAGGAAGAAGATATATATGCAGACATGCCTCCACTTGAACCTGGTGATGATGTAGAGCCCGAAGAAGAGGAAGAGAAGAAAGAGGAAGAGATCAAAATTGTTGAGAAAACTGAAAAGAAGGTTACACTTAAAAAGAAGGAGGAAGAAGCACCTGTTGAGTCGAATATAGTCTTCTTCTTCTCGAAAGAACCCGAAAACAAAGAGTTCAGTAGCTTTTATGACACGACATTCAAGCTTGATGATGTTGAGTACAAGTCTGCAGAACATGCATTGCAAGCGATCAAAGCAAAAACATTCGGAGACGAAGAAAACTTCAAGAAGATTGTCAAAGCCAAGTCTGCACAGTCTGCAAAATCGTTTGGAAAGAAGGTTGACAAGTTTGATGATAAGATTTGGGATGAAAAGAAAGAAGATGTTATGCGACAGATTCTGAGAGCCAAGTTCTCGCAGAATCCAGATGCTCGAAAGAAACTGTTGGACACTGCTGATAAAACGATTGCAAATGCAGACCCTCGAGATAACTATTGGGGTATTGGAACATCTGCAACCACAACAATTGCCAAGAATCCTTCAAAGTGGAAAGGTGAAAACAAACTAGGTAAACTTCTGATGGAATTGCGTGAAGAGTTGCGTGCAGAAGATGAAGCAGATGAAGCCGCTGCTGCAGAAAAGGAAGAAGAATAAAAATGGATCGGAAATGACTAATGTTTTTTCACATAACATGAACAACAATGTCAGGGTGTACCCACACGCATCATGCGACGATTATCAAGAGGAATAAGGTTTTGGCAAGTGCCATTAATAGGGTAGGTTCAAGGTCGATGGGTTGTGGATATTCTGATTGGACTATTCATGCCGAACGCGCAGTTGTGAAACGTCTTGGTGACCTCTCACAACTTCGTGGTGCAACACTCATCGTAGTTCGATACAACAAAAAAGGACAAATGTTAAATTCAAAACCATGCCATGACTGTGAACTCTTTCTAGACAAATGCATGCGATATTATGGTCTTCGTAAAGTTATCTATTCGTGAGGATCTCAACTTTGATATCTTGATCCGTTAGCTTCGACTTTATGATCACAGTATCCAAAATCTTAGGCACATAGAAAGGAATGAACACAAATCGTCCATATATAAACGGGTTAACTGCTTCTTCAAATGTAGTTTGAATACATTCATATTTTTTCGTAATTCGGGCAGGTGCGACTTCTTGACATACATACCATCGGTAATCGGTATCGTTGCTCATCTTTGAGGTTTAATCACTTCACTGCAACTAGCATACGTTTTTGCATATTCATTTTTTAGCTTTTCATGTTTTTCCCATAACATATCTGTTCTTTCTCGATGAATATGATTTATTTTTTCTGCGTTGAGAGAAGCATAATATTCTGCCAAAATCTCTGATTGATCTTCTGAAATATATGCTAACCGATCAAAACATTTCTGCCGTTGTTGAGCAATTGTTGGATACATTATATGATCTAATTAGTCCTTTTTAAGCGATTTATAGTACTGTGAATACGATAGAGACTCGGGAGCTGCAGTACCATTCACAATTGGTGCAACCCAACGATTGAACAGTTTTTGACCTACACGCACAGATGCTTCATCTTCTGTGGTTTGACCTTTTTCCATCTTGCGTTTCTCTTGCAACATATAGAAAAACGTTTCATCAAGTTTATCATCTGCATGCAAAGCAAAGACTGCAGGATAATTCTCAAATAGAGTGTTATTCTCGCCTTTCAGACTCTCTAGATACTGTTCAGGATCTTCGCGTTGAAGTCTCCTGAACTTCTCTTTTGAAGCGTCCATGTTTCGAACCATTGCTTGAATTTGAGTAGCCGTGTGCGCTGTCTCGGGATTTGCTGCCATTATACATACTCTTCACTTGCTGTCTTAAAAAGTGTCCGCAATTCAATAAGATGAGTGACCGAATAGTAAAACCCCCCGTGGCTCCACCTGCTGAACCTCCCGCGATGCAGATCAAAGGATCTCCACTGACAGCAGCTGCTGACTCTGTGCAACTCAAAACAAATGAACAGACAATGGCAGTTCAAAATTTAGGCGGTAAGATGACAGGAGGTGCCGACGTGACAGTCAAAAATATACCTCAGGTACCATCTGCTGGAAATTCAAATCCTGCAGGAGTATTTGCTGGTATGCAAGGACTGAAAGCAACTGCTCTTGAACAAGGAAAATATGACGATCTTGGAAATGCAGAAGCTATGAAGGTTGGTGGAAAAAGAAAGACACGAAAACATAAGAAGAATGGCAGGAAAATCCATCGACTTTCTAGGAAACATAGGGGGTCTTCTCGCAGGCATCGTAGCGTTCATCATTCTCGTAGGAGGGTACGTTCTCATCGTGGAAAAAAGACCCATACGAAGTGATTACGTTTTCTATTTTAGTATTGTGAATGTCGCACTGTTAACAGGCATAGGAATCGCTTGGTATTATCGAAATGTACGCGAGATTAACATTCAATAGGTTTAGGATACTCTTCAAGATATCCAGTCAATTTTTCAACAAACTTTCCACAGTCTTCTTTTGAGGTCAAAGAAGTCAAATTCACCTTTCCTGTTCTGAATATACACGCTGTCCAACGTTCTGGAAACACAACTTTTACACAAGGGGATACGTCCGGTTCAAAATCCGCACGTATACCTTTGCTTTGGAAATACTTTTGAATAGCTAGTCGACTCACTGTAAATGTTGATGGAAGAGCAGTGGTATAGTTCATTAAAACCACACGACGAGTTAGATGTTCCCAAGTACCTTCTTTGGTACATTCAGGAGGCAAATCTTTAAAGATTACTTCCAGTTTTGAGAGAGTTGATGTCTCATATAAAGGGTCAAGAATACCCGTCATATGAAATACTCCGTTATGAAAGATTTTTACAGTGACTTCTTTTTTTGGTAGAGTACCTTCTGCATCATCAAGAACAACTACTGTGACTGAATTATTTCCAAATCCAGAAGATGTAACTTCTTTAGGATTTCGTCTCTTTATTTTGTCTCTTTTGCTTTCGCCTCTTCGGAGCACTCCCCGTTTCTCCACCTTTATCAGTGTCTCGTTTATCGGCAACTTGTGTAATAATTCCTCCGTGTTCAACTTCATGTTGAATGTGTGGAGCACCACCATCGTTGAGAGTTTTGGTTCTGTTAGCATGATTGAATGGTCCCTCTATCACCCGTAAGCGGCTTGTTCCGTTTTTCCATGAAACGGGCAAAATCAGTGGATTTGATACTACAACACTCATATCAAACTTTTCAAAACCTTTTCGTATCTTTGCCTCGTCTGTTGGATGCAACATAAGTAGTGGATCAAGATAACCAAGATAGATATGTCCCGCTGGATGGTGATTGTACACATCTTGCACACTTTTGGAAATGTCTTCAAGCGATACCTTTGAAATGTCAATATGGTGTGTAGGTAGTTCAGAAACTGCTAATTTTGCTGCTTCCAGAACATGAATGCCCGCATAAATCCATAACATTATATAACAATGCCAAAAACACGTAAGTACCGTTTTCCGCGTAAGATGTCAAAATCGTATTGTTTGAAAACATCATGCAAAAAGATGGGATTCACTCAAAAAGCATCGTGTCGTCCGTATAAAAACTGTTACTTGAGAGTGAAAAGGTAACGAGCTTGATTCAGATCACCCACTATCTCATCACGAATATTCAAGAGATCAGTATCAGTTTTCTTGAGTTTTTTGGGAAGATCATTCATGAGCCAAGTAATACACTGTTCCATGATGACATGTCCTTTTTTATCAGTCGCATCATAGAGTTCAATTTTTGAGTTCTTTCCAGTAAAATGAGGACGACCATATTTGCCCATGTATACTTCAGTGAACTTATCAATATTTAGATCCAATGAAGCAACAAGATCGTCGGTTGCTTTATGACGTGCAAATGACATCGTCTGCCAATGATAAATCTTCACCTGATTCCTCAGAAACAACATAACCTGTAAAATATCTGCCGACATTTATATACTAACTATACAAATGCTTCGTCCATCCACGTCGAAGAAGGTTTATCGTAAAGTATGCAAAACTCTATTGGTTGATTCGCGTGATAGGAACCCACTCCAAACGCAATCATCCTATTCAGTGACACTTCCTAAAACATATGAAAGTGTGTATTCAGTCACACTCCGATCAGCTGAGATTCCTAAAAGCTGGTATGGATTCTCTGCAGCAGCAGGCAATACATCTATAAGTGTAACTGTTTCTGGTCCTACCACAAAAACTATTACAATCCCTGATGGAAACTATACAGGTACTACACTTGCAGCAGCACTTCAGGCTGCACTAGTCAATGCTTCCACTGGTTTTGGAGCAGGAACATTCACGGTTGCATACAGTACTACGACTGGATTGATTACTATTACAAAGGCAACTGGTGATTTCACGCTGAACTTGGCGTCACAGACTCAAACAAAAGCTGGGCAAGTTGTCCCTTCTACTGCTACGTGGTGGGGTCTTGGATACTTTTTAGGATTTAACAAAATCGATTATACATCTAGCAGCTCCAGTTTGTCAGGTGTATTTGCGACACAAGTCGAGCCTTTCAACTATATTTTGATGGAACTTGATTTTATCAATAAAGAAGATGAAACAGCCATTGATAACCGAATGTCTGGACGTGTAGATGGTGTGTTTGCCAAAATACCTACACAACCTGCATCCAGCGGTAGTATCATCTATTTCAGAGAATGGTGCTGTCCGATGAATAAGAGTGTAATGTATCCTCCTCTTAGTCAGCTTCGTACGTTAAACATTAAGTTCCGATTTCACGATGGAACATTGATCAATTTCAATAATGCAGAACATTCATTCACGCTTGAGTTTGAATTACTAGAAAGCAATTTCGATGAATACTCTTCATTGGAATTAGCTCCTCTATAATACAATGAACTTTGTAACTATTTTGATTATTGGAGCGTTATTCGTGTTAACGGATAGTATCTGGCTGTTGACAGGTGGAAAAATATCCCTTCAAATCCATCAAAAAATTCAGGGAACTCCAGTAGTATTTAGGTACGGTGCTGCAATCGTAGTGTATTTGGCTATGATCTATTTGTTAAGTCTAGCAGTATCTGCAACCCATGCGTTTACAATTGGATTCTGCACATACGCTGTCTATGACTTTACAAATTATGCGTTACTGAAAGATTATGATCTTTCCTTTGCGGTAATGGATACAATTTGGGGAGGAATACTATTTGCGCTGGTTTTCCTTGAAAAACAGTACCTCAAACTGTAATTTATTTACTATCGCCGTATTATTTGTTATCATTTTCACTTCAGCACGCTGTAATGAAGGCAATTGTCGAGTCCAAAACATTTGAAGCAAATCATCCTTAAAAAGAGGGAGAGGAGGTATCTGATTGTCCTTATGCCATAGTTGACCGATTACAACACTCATATGTTCTATATTCTGTTCCGAATTCTTAAACATGTATAATGGCAGAATCTTGGATTAATATTACTGTCGGGGGCGCTGCAGCCGGTGGAGCTGTTGCTGCATTTACCTATGCAACAACACTTGCATCTACAAGAGCACTTGCTACAGGAACATCGGTATCATTCAATATTTTAGGAGAACTTGCAGGGTATGGTGCATCATATTTTTCAGGAAGTGCTGCAGGCATGTCAGTTCGTATTATGGCACATACAGCAGGAAAAGCATCGGAAGAAGCGATTCGATCATCAGGATATTTAGCAGCTGCCGGTGCTGCAACTGTAGCAGGTGCACTAACGGCTCTGAGTATTACTGTAGGGGCAAAAGCTATCGAATACAGTGTTCAGTATGGTGGAAAAATTACAAAAGAAATGGCTGAAAAGATATCAGAAGCATATTTGAAATACAGACTGCAAAACAGCGAAGAGATTGAATTAACAGAAATCAATGACCAAGATTGGGTGGTTCTTCAGCTACCCAGTGGTGCACCTGTGACCGCAGAATAATTGTTCAAATCAGGCTTGAACATTCTGATTTCAGCTACGGTGATAGCACCTCGTGTCTTGATCTGATTGGCATTGTATAAGTTAGCTTGGATACGCTGCTTGAGCATATCAGTAACAGAGGATGAAGAAGCATTACGCTTTTTACGACCGAATGATTCCATTTATATTTACTTATCAATTAAATCGCAGGAAGCGCACTGACCAGGAACAAAAGCAGGATACCTTGAGATAACGCCTTTGTTATCGTTCTTTCGCATACCAAAATGCTGAGCTAAGTCAAACGGTTGAATAACCCGTTGATCTTCTTCGATGACACGAGCGCAACCAATCGCTTTGGGTGTGGTTGCAACCGCAAAGTCAGAACGCAAAAAAGGTATAGGTACCAAGCAGCATGTGTTTTTATCTGTGCGAGGCTGTCTATTCACAGCAGCAGTACGATATACTTGACCTTCTTTCATGGCTTGAACAACAGATGAATCGCGCCATTTGACCATATTTGTAGAGTTTCCTTGAGATGGGAGTTCATCAGGCAAAACAGCTGCCATTTTACGAACACGTGCAGTGAGCTCTGAACTATCTTGTAAACTGATGGATGGAGGACGAGTTTGTGTCCGCTCTACTTGTTGACGTTTTAGTGCAAGCAATTCTCCAGAGGAGAATGTTCGCTTTGCTGCAAATGTAGCTTGGGACATATTATTGTATGGTTAGAGAAGTTCATAATAGTTCGACACACGTTAACATGTGTCTGCGGCAGCATTCTCGCTTGAGCCCGATCTCATCCATTGCGCGTCCCTCTGCGGTCTTGCCAGTCGTTTTCGTGAGATACAGAATATCATCGCTCTCCTTACGTCCATCCTTTGACTTGTTGCGTTTGACTGCTTCTTGATAAGCATCCCACTTGCCAGCGAGAATATTGTTGCATGTGACACATCGGATTGGAATAATCATTTCTTCTTACTATATCTTCACCCAAGAAACATCCCGTTCCATTTTCTACACCTGAAATAAGAGATGATTGTTGCAAATGCAAAAGATTTGACTGCAGCAATTTCGTTGCTTGTTCTTGCCATCATACCCATCGCGGTTGGGTTGCCTGGCACTATTCTGGATACGATCGAGACGAACCCTATCTTTGTCAAATTGGTATGGGTGTCTACACTGCTCTACCTTTTGTATAAAAAGTATGTGTTGACCGCTATTGTTCTAGTCGCAATTGGTCTCATTATTCGCTTTGAAGTATTTGGGTCCTATGCATACTCTCATGATGGAATCCTTGCGAAGTACCTTTCGGAAGCTCGCAGCGATCCTCGTTTTAATAAATCCGTCGATGTTGATCTTCAAATCGCAGACGGTACGCTTGAGCGTGATCCTGCACGCTGGTTAGACCCTGGCAGGAAACGTTCACCTCTTTTGCTCTTCCCTCCTACTCCGGAGCAGTTATCTCTTGTGGGGAACAACGGGCATTAGATGCGGTTGATTCATATCTATCGTGTTTCTGTTCAACATTGATTCGAACACGAGTGATGTCTCCCACTATTTCTGGTTTATCTGCTGCAATACCTTTAAACTGTACCTTAAAATCTGCAATCGCAGATTCCAGTATATTTGGACATGTTTCTTGAAGTCTATCTTGTTCTGAACGTACAATCTTAATAAAATCAAGTGCATTTGCACGTTGATCACGACGTAATGCAAGTTCACTAGCAATGACTCTATGCAATTTTCCGAATGCAATTGCTGCTAAACGGTGCGATTCAGCAAACTGTGCTGTCTTCATATACTGATTTACACTTGTAAGAACACCGCAAGCAAGTGTACATAACCCAACAATAATACCTGCTGTTTTTAGATTAGGTTCACTCAGCATACTGGGTGTTGCAATTGTTGCCGATCCCGCTAATGTTGAAATGATTACAGAAGGTACTGTCAGGTAAAAATTATACTTTTCAAATATTGTCTGACAACGTTCATGCAACCATCTATAACAGTTACAACGATCACCAATACTTGCAAGTAGTAATTCATGACTTGAATTCCATGTATGTGCAATTTCAGAAGATGACTCAGAAGTATCATCCAATTTTTCTAGCTTTTCATCCATTATTACCAAGCAAGTTCAAGTTCGGAGACTGGCCAAAACTCAATCTGTCCATTCGGTAGTTTGCGCTTCACAATATAAGGCAGTTTTCGCTCTAGAATTTCTCGCTCGGAAACCTTCCAGATGAACTTTGGATCATTGGTATTAAATTCAGTGATAGAGACGAGTGGAATTGCACCTTCGGCAATCTGTTGTGCTCTGCAAGCCAACAACGTAGTATATTCATATTTCGTAAAGTAAGGATCACTAATACGTTTGACATCGGTATTTTTGAGAACATCGTCACGTGTTGCGAATGAGGACTGCATTGTTGTATGTTCTACGTATTTAATTGATGGAGAAATAATTCGTTTTGTAGTCAAAACGGATCGATGATTTTTCATCACAATGAATATTACCTACGAACAAGATGGCACACCACGACGCAGAAAACACGTTCTCTCAACTCCTACGATTTATGCTATGCATGATTCTTCTTATGACATCCATTCCATTCATTGGATTGGCAGCAATCTTCTCAATCTTTACAGACATGCCTCATTTGAAGATCGAACTTGGTGCAGACAATGCAGTTGAAAGCGTATACTTTAACTTGAAGAAGACAGAGAAGAATACTGAAGAGGAAGAGGAGGATAGTGGATACGAGGCAGGAGCAGAGGATAACGAGAGTGAAACGTCAGAAGAAGTGAGTGATAGTGATAGTGAGGAAGATGCAGAGAATCCAGAGCTCTATTCTGTATCAAAAGAGTTTGCTGACTTCTTTGTTGGAATCAAAATCACTGAAATGACTGCTACATACAAGTCTATTCAAAAAATGGTAACAAATGATATTAAAAAGAATTCAGGTATGGTTGGAAAGTTTCTAAACTATGATGAACAACTCTGGGAACTACTTGATCTTGATGAGGACGAGGAGGAATACACTCTTGATGCTATCTACGATAAGCTGAAGGAGAAGAAGTTGATTATTCCTATCAAGAAGATTGAACTGTGTGCGACTCCCGTCTGCAATACTCCAATGAAATGCCCTGATGCCCCTCGACGAGTTCGTGGTCGTGTAGGAAGTCTTGGAGATGATAGTCCTGTAACTCCAAGTAAGTTAGATATGGCTCAGCTTGAAACTCTTCTGAATGACAAGCTCACCCTTGATACTGGGGTTGTTCTAACGAGTATTACACCAATCCTTTGCGAGTCTTTCGAACAGGAAGACGGCGCCCAGACCCCTTCCGAGTGCCCCCCCTCTTCTTAAAATACGAATAAAGTCCCATAGCAGTACCCGCTAAAATAGCATCACCCACCATAGAACCACCCTTTTTTACATGTTTGCGATGTTTACGCGTGTGCCTGCGACCACCTGAGCATGCGCAGCCTCCTTTATGTTTCATTATTGATATAGAATGAAAAAACATTAATAGAGGGATTACTATTTAGTCTTCTTCGACTGCAGACACTCTGTTAAATCCAAACTCGGTTGAAACAAGTTCACTCTTACGTTTATCTACAATGTACGCATGTGCACCTTCTGCATTATGAACACCGGAAGTCCTGAAATACTCTTCCAAATACTGTTTCAAATCCTTTGACGACAACGACCAAGGCTTTGACCACATATCTGGACGCTGAATTTTGATGACTGATTTATCATCATTAATCTCTAGTTTATTGATCGTTGCGAACTGTGCAACCTTTAGTAGATCAGACATTTCCAGCTCAATAATCTTTCTATCTTCACGAAGCTTGTACACTTCTTTGTTCAGCTCCTTCAACTTATCATCGAGTGTCCTGTATTTACGTACGCATTGAACGAGTTCAGTCTTTGCAGATGACATTTTTGATATTGCTTTCCTATCCATAAAAAGACATCCGTTTTTAACAATATGGATACGCGCGATTTGGAAGCTCTGCGTGTTGCTTACAATAAAGAGCATCCGCATGAGAAACCAATACCTAAAAAGGGAGATATTTGGAAAGAAATTACACACCGACTTAAAGAAGCATGCAAGTCTTCTACACCCGAATGTATTGTTCGAAATTTGATTGAGAAACCAGCTGCACCAATGTCATGGAAAGTGAACTCTGAAGAATGGTTATCATCGGACGACATTGACGAATGTCAGAAAGGATACATGAAACTCATACCCGATTACTTTTTCGTAGGGACTGTTCCTATCGATTTTGATACACATTCTGAAACAGGAAAATGTTTAGTGTCGGCATTGTGTAGCATTGATCTACCCGATTTATATAAGAAAGGTTATCGCCGTGCAGGTATTATTTTTAATACAGATGTGTCAACTGGACCTGGAGAACATTGGGTCGCTGCATTCTGTGATTTTAGAGACGAACTCGAATATCCTCAGATGACGTATTTCGACTCGTATGCACAGAAACCTGAACCAGAAATCAAACGCCTGATGGACAGGTGGTCTTCTCAATTCCCGAAGATGCGATTGAGGTACAACAAGGTTCGACATCAATACAAAAACGCACAATGCGGTATGTACTGTTTGTATTTCATTCACTGTTCATTGTTTGACATTCCAATGCAAGAGGTTGTACCTGATGATGTAGTTGCGATGATGCGTCCTATGTTTTTCAAAGTTGCATAAGACAATGGAAACGAGGGCACTTATTATGTACTTTCTGTTGGCATCAATATTCTTTTTGGGGGTGTCTCTGACCGTCTATTTTTACTTGAAAGCAACAGGTCAAGCTGCACCTCCCGATGAGACAATTGCTCGTAAACTGGGTGTATACGCTGATGTTGTAAAACCTGCACCACTCACTTGTCCATCTGATAAACTGTTAACCGATTACACTGTCGCCGGTTCAGCATACTCTGTTCTAGGTGGAAAAACAGTCTATGATTATGTATCTGCAGCCTCAATCTCAAAAGTGATTGAAGGTGGTGCACGTATTGTCGAACTTCACGTGTACGATGTAGACAAGAATCCAGTCGTTGGAATAGCTGATGAAAAGACGAAGAAAATGCTCACGTATAACACTATTGGTTTTGAAGAATGCTGTATCGTGGTTGGTAACTCTGCTTTCAAAACACCATCTCCATTTATTTTGAGTTTGGTGTTCCATACTGAAGATAACCTAGTCATCAATAAGTGTGCAGATATTCTCAAAAATACGCTTCGCAAGTTTATGTTAGATTCATCTTACAGTTATCAGCGTAAGAATCTTGCACTTGAACCTGCTTGTAATCTTTTAGGGAGACTCATCATTGTGAGTGGTGAAAAACATAAAGGAAATGGTATGGATGAGCTTGTGAACCTTTCATGGTCATCTAGTTTGTGTCGAAGGCTCACGTATACACAGGTATCGCAAACCTATGATTACGAAGAGCTTATCAATTACAACAGGCGCAATATAACGCTAGTTGTACCTGATATGACAAACACAAACATTACAAACAAGAATCCTGAAATATGCTTCACATACGGTTGTCAATGGGTCTTGATGAATTATGGTAGTATCGATGACGGTATGGAAGTATACGTCGGAAAGTTTGGAGAGAATTCATTTGTTCTGAAACCTGAAGAGCTACGATACAAACCTGTCAAATACAAAGCGCCGCCGGTTCAAGATCCAAATGTTTCATTCCAGCCGAAGCGTATGCAGACGCCGCTGTTTGATTTTACGGTTGGTAGCGTTTAAAAATCTTTTTCAGAATACAAATGGACGGAGGAAAGCGATCTGCATGGATTAAACACGTTATGAAGCACAAGAAGCCGGGTATGTCACTTGGTGATGCAATGAAGGCTGCCAAAAAGTCTTGGAAGGGTGGTGCGGACGTCGAGGCTGCTGGTGATGCCACCGAGTCTGTCCCTGCCCCTCTGACCGGTGGTCAACTTATGGGCAAGGGCACTGTTGCGGGCGGAAAGAGGCGCCGCACTAGGAAGCACAAGGGAGGACAACTTTACTCATTCGCGGGTGGACCGTACACTGATTCTCCTTTAGCGGATGGTGCTGCTCGCAACCCTGCTTTCCCTGCTGTTCAATGGGAGGGCGCTAACCCCGAGGCTGCCTCTGGTGGTCGTCGCCGAAAGAGCAGGAAGATGACCAAGAAGGCTGGTCGTCGTAGGGGCTCACGAAAGCATTAAATCCTTTGGGATATCAAATTCATTGTCTGCTTCAAAATCCCAATATTTACATTTAGCAGATACCTCTGATGAGTTTGGACGATAATCTGTTACCATACGCGGAATCGAATACAAAAACGCCCAATCATTACTGAACGAAGGAACATAACATGTTCCCATTTTTACATGGTTGTTTTTCTCTTGCAACAACTTCTTAAACTGTGTGATGATTTGTCTCTGAGGACTCTCAGGATCAATCATTGCAGGACCCACATGCATAGAAATACCAATCTTATACCTTTCAATTGCAAGATTTATAACTTTGGTATACAATTCAACCATTTCATGTCCATCTGGATCAGGAAGATCGATGAAAATAACATCAAATTTAAATTTTGTCCGTTCCAAGAAATGTACGGCATCCTCACATACGTAAGAAACTCGCAGATCATGAAACGCTTTATTGTTTACGGTTGAAAGACGGTCCATACCATACTCATGAACAAACTCATCATCATAATCTACAACAGTAACCGAACCCACAACCTTCCCCCATTTGAGAATCTCACGGACAGCACATCCATCTCCACCACCAATGACCAATACATTCAATTCGGAATCTCGAATCGTTCTACACATCAATGGATGAACAAGTGTTTCGTGATATCGATGCTCATCCATTGTTGACAATTGGACTTCTCCGTCCATAAAAAGTATATTTCCAAAAGACTTTGTTTCTACATATCGAATTTCAGTTTTAGGAGTCTTACGTTCATCCAATACCCGAACTTCATCGAAAAAAACCTGATGACCGTATTGTGGTTTCTCCATTTTATGTTCATCTACCACTCCATTAAAATGTCTTCCATCTTACATTCTCCACTCTCATCCGCAGGTGTAACCTTTTCAACAATCTGATTCGCTCTATCCAGCGTTGTATCAATCTCTTCATCGTTGCCTTCAGGAAGACGAGTCTCATCCAACATCAATTCTACAAATCCAGTACCCGCAGGAGGCTTCTGACCAAAGATGATATTTGCAGATACTCCGCTCATGTCATCAAACTCCGCAGATACCGCAGCATTGAATAGAGTCTTTGATGTCTCTTCAAACGTCGACTTCGCAAGGACGCCAGTTTCTTGTTTCTTCATACCAAATCGATTGGCAGACAACAAACGTCCTTGATACGTGATTGAATCCAACAATACAGACATGTGATGATAGTTCACATACGCATCTGTGAACGCCTCATTGAATTCATCCAACATTGCCTGACGAGCAGTTTCAATACCAAATACTTCCAGTACCTCGTGGATATCATTCGAGAAGATCTTGGTCTTGTCTACATTCTTGAAACCCATCAGTTCAAACATATTTGATCCCTCAACATCCAGAACATACTGCGTCTTGCATGCATATCCTGCAACGGATTCATCCCAAATCAATTCCTGCTCAACCTTGCGAGGATA